AGTAGTATCCATAATTTTAGAAAGGGTACCACTTGGCTTTACAGTAGTAACATTTTTAGGATGTTCTAATCCTAATTCTTTTGCCATTCCTCTAGCTGAGCAAACTATAGCATATTTTAAACTGCGCCAATCATATGCAGTCATATCATCTCGTTGAGCAATACCAGTTACTCCAACACCACATAGTCTTAAGAACTCATTATTCTTATGCCAAGATTCCTGTAGTATTCCATCACGAAAATCAACTACTGTTTGCCTATAATTAGCCCTTGCAATAAGTATAGCAGTTCTATATAATCCGGCGGAGTCGCCTATAAATTTAGATACATCTATTTCAGATAAATTACAGAATGATTTATTGGCTAATAAAATTTCACCACATGGATTAGTTCCCTTAAACCATGGTGCTCTCATTAGAGCAGTTTGACCATTATAAAAACCTGGCTCTGAACCACCAGCCTCAATCATCATATTAAAAACCTTGGTTAACTCTTCCTTCGTCGGCTTACTATAGAACACTAATGAGTTATTTGATTGCTGTCTATGTCTATAGCCTTCTTCAAAGCAATGCTCTTTAAACTTAGCAAACTTATACCACTCATCACTATTATAGTCAACTAGCATAATTTCTGCACTTCGCCTAGATGACAACACTGTGCCTAGCCAATTCAATATTTCTACTATATCAGTTTTTCTAAGCAAGCTTCCAGATCTTTTGTTTAGTATATTGCATATAGCAGGGTATGCTATAGATATAGGTCCATCACCACTAGAAATCCATCCATACCCACGTAGTCTACCGCCAGCTCCTCTAATTTGACTAAAGTCAATAATTAGAGTTTCTGCTTTATAATTACCCGCAAGTAATTTTCCAATGCTTTTTGCCCAAGCTTCAGCGCTATCACCAATTGATATAGTCCAGACTCCATCTACAAACGTTTCTTCATTATCGGGTCTACCTTTATCGTATGGACCTCTAATCGATCTAATAATTTCAATATTTGGAATTGGTTTTCTAAATCCAGTTAATGTTCCAACTTCTGGAGTTGCACCAACTCCACAACCCTGTAATAGAAGCCAAAAGGCATCTACCATATCATAAATAGTTTCTACATTTACGTGAGAGCAATTAAATTGACTAGATTCTCTTTTCTTAGCAATATCTGTTCCACCTAACCATAACGTTCTTCCACTAGGTAGAGCTTTCCTTTCTAGCATTAATAATCTTAATTCTTCAAGCTCCATTTCCTGTTCTGTGTTAAGTTCAACCCACTCAATCATATCATCAGATATGTCGTGTAACGGCATACCTGGTATTTTCATATGTGTTAAGGCTCTTTCCCACAGCCAGCGTTGATGGTTTATTACTCTATCTATTGTTTGTTCCCAAGTTTCATAAGTACCAGGTACATCATCAAATTCTCTATTATATGTTCTTCTAGTTATAATCTCTGCTCTCGCACTAGGCATACTACTCTCCATTCCAAGGCTCTGGTTTTTCTAGCCATACTTGTATAAAATTCCAAGATTTTTTAAATGTATTATGTGGCAAAGTACAATCAGTACAGTCTTTTCTTTTAATACCATTTTTATCAGTAAATACTTTGTAAGGACCAGGACAATTTAAATATTGTAATGGGCAATAACAAAACAAGCAATTAAATTCTTCTTTTGTAAAATCAGACATATCATGGCATGGATAAAATTCACAAGACCAATTAGTATATCCTTTATAAAATGAAGTACTCACAGTGTCTTTAGGTTCTGGCATATTCCATATATTCCATAAATTTATAGGAGGTAATTTTAACTCAGGCCAATTAATTGTGTCCTGTATGTCCAAAACCACCACTCCCTCTAGTAGTATCATCTAAATCATTAACCATATTTAATACTGGCAGCAATACAGGAACAAATATTATTTGAGCCACTCTATCATACTTATTTATAGGTATAGGAGAATTGCTATTGTTTGTTACCATTAATATAATTTCACCTCTATAATCAGAATCTATTATACCAATTGTATTTCTAAGAGCAAGCCCTTTACTACCAAGTCCACTACGTGGTACTATCATACCCATGTAATTTTCTGGAATAGCTATTTTTACGCCAGTATTAATTTGTTTAAATTCATTAGGATATATATCAAAAAATTCCATATTTGACTTTAAATCGTATCCAGCATCTGTATTATGTTTTTTATATGGAACACATTTTTCATTATCAGCAGTAAAATTTATAATCATACATATCCTTCTACAACATTATCTATTATAGATATATTATCTTTGCCTATTGCATCTTCACAAAATGTTAGAAGATCCATTAGTTTATAGTTTATTAATAATTGTTCTTTAAATTCATTAAGGTTTTGTACATATTTAAATGGTCTATCTAGTGGTATAGAATCATATATATCCAGTGCTGATGGACCAAAATCTCTAAGTATTGAGTAAGCTCTCTTTTCACCAATTCCTTCTACTCCTGGAACGTTGTCTCCTTTATCACCCATAAGTGCTTTAATACTAATAAACTCTTCTCTATCAAATATATAATGATCACTCCAATTTTCTTTAGTAACTTCTTTTCTAGTTCTATATGAAAATCTAGACACATTATCATCTATTAATAAATCCCAATCCTTATCAGAGCTTATTAACCATATATGGTTATATTTATATTTTAACTTTTTTGTTAAATACGCAGCTATATCGTCTGCTTCTACACCTTTAAATATAAGAGTACCATATCCTTTAGTTTGCAATAATGCTAGTGACTTTTGAAACTCTATTAGATATTCTTGAAACTCTGCAGCTTCCTCTTCGGTTTGTTTAGCTCTTAGTTCATCTCTATTAGCTTTATACTTGGGGTATATTTCCCTTCTATATTGTGATCCACCATCACCAAGTATAAATACTTTAGATGCGTCATAAGACTTTTGTAACGATCTTATTAAGTTAAAATACTCTACACTAAATTCCTTTTTATTAGCGTGCTTAAATCTAAAAGCTAAATTAAGACCATCTACTATCATTAAGTTTGAACCATTGGTAGGTTCATTTGACATGTTGGAAAAACTTTTTCCCATTATTCACCTATAAAATTAGGCTTTTCTTTTTCTAGCCATTCTTCTAGTTTTGCTATATAGAATTTATGAGTATTATTATACTTAAAATATTTTAAGCTACTAGAGGGCTTAGGTTCTAAAAAAGCTACAAAAAATTTGCTTCTATCAAATTTAAATATCAGTAATGGTTTTTTTGATATTTGTTCTGCTTGCCTTACTGATTGTTCCCACCATTTAACTATTTGTGGTTGCTTATCAGTCAACATTTTAGAGCTTATATGATCTTCTTTATAATGCTTAACTTCTACAGCATATATATTAGACTTATCTGGTACATATAAATCACCTTTTAACTTATGTTTTGGATTTAATGCACCAGATGCTGGTACCCTTTCCCATTCTAAATTAGTGTGTCTTATAAGAAGTCCCCTTGCGGCAGTTTCTGCCCTGGCTCCTTTTTCTCTACTATCAACCATTATCTATCCTACTAATATCATCCTCCTTAACTATTGTTATTTTATCTAAAAGAGGATGTGTAAACTCATGTGAAACTAAGAAAGTATTTAATTCTGTTTCACTAATTAGTATTTCAATTAGCTTATCTTTTCCAAAATTATCTAATACTCCCATTATTTCATCTAAGAATAATATGTTTATTTTTGTTTTTGATAAATGGGACATTAATTTTCTAATAGCTAATAATGTAGCAGTATTAACTCTTGATAGCTCACCAGATGATAAGCTATCTATTTCTACTATGTTATTATTGTCCTCAATATTTATATTTAGTTTATCATCCTTTAGGCTAAATATAATTTGGAATTTTCCATCTGTAAGTTCTACTAGGTAATTATTTATCTCACTCTCTAAATCTTTTACTAAGAATTCTATCTTATAGTTAACTAATCCAGTTGTACTAAAACTTTGCCTTAATATATCAGAATAGTTTAGATTTTTTATAAGTTCATTTAACTCATATTCTTGTAATACAAGTTGTGTTTTATATTCATCCAGTTGTTGTTTAACTAATTTTACTCTAATATTATATTCGCTAATTTTATTATTTTCATTTTCTATTTTATCCATCTCACTTTTAATACTACTAACGTTTTTTGTAAGTTCAGCTATTTTAGCCTTTAATTCTGATTCATCTAGTAGTATAGATGGCATAGATTTATCTATTAATGTATTTAATCTTTCAAATTCATTTACTGCTTCTATATGTCTTTTATATCTAGAATCTAATTGCTTGTGAACTTCTATTTTTTCATCAAGTCTGTTTAGTAACGATTGTATTTCTACTGATCTAAAAGTGGCACCTTCTAACATACTATTCTTTAATTCTAGATCAACTTGTTGCATACATGTAGGACAAACAGGATCTAATGAATTAAGTGTTTTTATTACTTTTTGTTGATGTGCCCTTTGTGTCTCTAATTTTGACTTCTCTCTTATTAGCTCATCTATTGGACCAGGATTTTGATAATTGCCAGATAATAGACCATAATCAATTTGATTTATTAACTTTTTGTATTGATTATTAGCCCTTATACTTTTATTAGTTTTATCTATATTTTCTAGTTCTATACTTAATTTATTAATAGCATGTAGGTCATCTTGAATATTATATTCAATCTGCTCTAGTAGTGGTTTTTCATCTACATTATAAGATTTGTTATTTTCTATCCATTTATTTATTGTTTCACAAGTACCTTGAAGTTTTAATACTTGTTTAGATGTTTCTTTATATTTTTCCTTAAATATTTCATATATAGATAGATATTTGTCTAAATTAAATAGTGATATTAAAAATGTTTTTCTTTGTGTATCAGTGGATGTTAAAAATTCTATACTAGATTTAGAGGTTTGATAAAATAATTGTGAAAATGTTTTAAAATCTAATCCTATTATATCTTCTAAAGTTTTATATGTATTTTTAGATGTGTGTGAGGATATATCATTACCATTTTTAAATAGTGATAACTTAATGGTAGTTTTTCTGCTTAGCTCTACACTATACTCATCTTCATCAATATTAAAGTCTAACTTAGCAAATAGAGATTTATTTTGGTATTTTCTATTTAGTAAGTCTTGTTTCTTTATGCCTTTTGAATTTTTTCCATATAATACTTCTTCTATTATTAAAGGTATTGATGATTTACCACTACCGTTTACTCCAATTAATTGTGTTAAATTATTTAAATTTAAGTCAATTTCATTTCCACTACCATAAGAAAACCAATAATCCCAACATAGCTTTTTAAATATTATCATTATATACCTCATTAAATACTCTTAATACATTAGCTATATCAGTTTGTGATAGTTTTTGTATCTCTCTTAAATATATTTCTAATTCTTCAGATATACTTTTATTTGATAGATCTAGTTGTTTATTTGTTTCTTTATATACTATTTTTTTGTCTATATTGTTTGTGCCTATAACTAAATTATTTAATTCATTAATATTTCCCACTATTTCAAATATTGTATGATCATAATTAGTTTGAATAGCTTCTTCAGGACTGGTTATGGTTTTTCTTAATAGCTGTGGTAATTTTAAATCAATCCATTCATGTTCTAGTGTATCAGTATCAAATATTATTAGTCCATTATTAACTTTGTTTCTATGAAATGATGTACTTAGTGGAGATCCAGGATATATTATATTTCTTTGTGAATTAGAATAAGAGTGTAAATCACCAGCTAAAACTACTTTCCAGTGCTCTAATAGTTTTAAGTCTATCTCTGATGATACATGTGGTGGTATTTCTCCCCTAACATGTGTACATAAGATAGGACTAGAGAAATCTTTAGGGTTAAAGCTCTTTATGTGTGTGTATGGTATGAAATCTATACCCCTAGTTGTAAAGGGCTTTTCTAATACCATTGCATTTCTGTGCACTCTAGCAATAATTCCTGCTAAATTATGCAAAAAAGTTTTTCCTTTGGTAGTAGCTTCGTGATTTCCATCATAAAATATAATCAAAGCTTTTTCATGTGGATAGGATAGAAAATTAAAAAATAGCTCTAATTCTTCCATACTTGGAATCTTATCAAAAATGTCACCACCAACTACTATTTGATTAACTTCATACGTTCTAGCTAAGTAATCTATTTTAGCAAATAAATCTTCGTATCTATTTATTTGCCAGTTTTTTGGTACATTTTTTTGATCTAATTTAATATGCCAATCAGCGGTAAATAATATCTTCATTTAATACGCCCAATAAAAAGAGAGGTAGAAATCTACCTCTCTTTTTTACTAATTAAATTTCCTCATCAACTTCTGCAGGGACTTCTTCCTTTTCCTCTACATTAATCCATGTTCTCTCAATAAAAGCTTTTTGCTCCTCAGGAGTTGGTCTTGGAAATAGCTCATCAATAGGCTTTAGATCCTTTATAAGTTCCTTTTCTTCTGCAGTTAGTGGACGCTTTTTACATGCTAATTGATCTAGTGTGTACTCTACATTAAAAGCTAAAGCACCCGTTTTCTTTCTAGATACAACTACGTCCCATCCAGTTTCAGGATCTGTAGGATCACCTAAATGTTCTTGTGCCAAATCTAACATTGATTGGAATAGCTTTTTCTTAAGTCCAAGCACCTTGACTTTATTGTCCTTAGGGTCAATTACTTGAACTAGATAAGACCAACTGCACTTATCCTCTGGGAAATATTCTGAAAACCAATCCTTTTCAATATTAGTAAATTTTTCCTTCTCTCTATCAAAACTTAAACATTCAATAGCGATACTTTTCTTAGAATCTGGGGTTTGTTTCCAATAAACATATCTTGGTAAAACTTCACCAACAAGCCTAAACTTGTTTCTACCTTCTTCAAACTTAAAGTAATCTACCTCAGATTTAATAGCTTCGCCATGAATTTTATTAAATGTTAATGCCATTTTATTCTCCTAATAGTCAAATAATATTTTATTATCTTCTATTCTTAATAATGTGTTTAATTTTAGTTTATTTATTAGGTCATCTTCTAAATAATACGTAGGTAAATAAGAAATATTCTTATTTAATAATAAGAAGTAATTTCTTTTACTAGCAATAGAAATATATATACACTTTTCATTATTTGTAGCTTTAGAAGCTAGTAATTCTACTGGTTTATCTAACCAATTATGTTGCACATATTTCATTGATTTCAATATTATTAGATTTTCTAGAGTTGAAGCTTTTTTCACTCTAGATATACATTTTATCACATTTAATGAAAAATTGCAATCATATTTTGTATGTCGTAAAATTTGCTCCCAATTAAAAAATATCATTA